CAAGGTGAGCACGTTGGCGTAGATACTGTAGCAGACCTAGTTGATACAGCAGAAATGATGGGTGTAATTGAACGTGGTGGTGCATGGTACACGGTTCTGGAACAAAGACTTCAAGGACGTGCAAAGGTTGTAGAATACGTTAGAGAAAACCAAGAAGTATTTGATACACTAGAAAGCTTGGTGTACTCAAAGCTATGATAGATCCAAAAGATTTTGTTAAAACAGTAGAAATTATAGATCCAGGAATTAGAGTATCTGGAAACTTTGCTTGTCAAGAATGTAATGGGTATGCAGATCACGCAACACTTGATGAACATGATATGACTCTAACATATCAATGCTCTGATAACCATATTAATGAGGCAAAGCTTTGAGTGAGCGTGGAGAGCTAAAGCGTATTGGTGCAAAGGCACATAAAAACTCTGGTCGTGGTCAATATCAAAAGGCTGACGGATCAACTGATGAGTTTGTAGTAGATGTAAAAGAAGCAGGTAAAAGTTTTACTTTAAACCAAGAGGTATGGGCTAAGATAGTTACAGATACTCTTAAAACAGATAAGAATAAATATCCTGCACTATTGCTTGCAATAGGTGAAACACAAAAGATAAGATTGGCGGTAATTGAATGGGCTGCCCTAGAAGATTTAATGGAGAGAGCAAATGGAATCAACACTTGATTATATCAACCAAGTAACAGAGTTTAATGATATTCATGAGTTTATGCAAGATGCAGATCTTGATGAGGCAATGGCTATTATTGTTAAAATTATGATGAAGCCAGACATTCCATCTGTTCAAGCAGTTGCCCTAATTGGAAAACTTCAGGCAATGTCTGCTAAGTTTGGTATGCTTGCAACATATTATACAACAATTGCTAAGGGACCATCTGGTAGTATTAATAATACAAAAAAGAATGTGTACTATACAATGAAGGATTCGCTAGATAAGTTAGTAGATTCGTTAAAATATCTTGCACGATACAACTTAGGAGCGTAATGGCGAAGAACTTAATTAAGACACTAACAACAAAACCAAGAGATACAAAGGTTGATGCAAGAAAACTTCGTTTGGCAATTGGTAAGGCTTATCTACAAGGTAAGAATGGCACAGAGTTTAAGAAAAAGAAAACCTTTTCACCATCTACAGTTGGCTATGGTTACGGAACCTGTGCAAGATACTGGAGCCTAGCTTTTACTGGAACAGAGTTTAAGGATAGTTTTAATGCTCAGGGAATGGCTGCTATGAATGCAGGTACACAGGCTCATGAGCGTATTCAGGGTGCAATGGAAAAGGCTGGTCTTGTAAAAGAACTAGAGCGTGAGATCAAGTCAGTTAGCCCACCTATTCGTGGCTTCGCAGATATCATTATGGAAATTGATGGAGAAGAAGTTGTTGGAGAAATAAAAACTATTAAGGCAGAAGGTTTTGATATTCGTAAAGATACTTCAACTGGAGCAGACAGTCACGTTGTACAACTTTTAATTTATATGAAGGTGCTAGGACTTGATGAAGGGTTCTTCTTGTATGAAAACAAGAACTCTCACGAGCTTGCAGTTGTCCCTATTGTTATGTCAGAAGAAAATAAAGTTTATGCAGACTACATCTTTGACTGGATGAAAGAAGTGTATCAGGCGTGGGTAGATGGTAAAAACATTAAAAGACCATTTAAGGAAAACGCTTTTCCATGCACATATTGCCCAATTAAAGAATCTTGCTGGTCAAAACCAGATGGCAGGACTAAGATTGATTCTCTAAAGGTACGCAGTCAATGATCAAGCCTTGCATAGAGTGCAAAAATGATTTTGACTTCAAGACTCATAATCAAAAGTATTGCTCTCAACAGTGTTGTAGAATTGCTACAAACAAACGAATTATGGAAAAGTATTATGCAAAAAAGGCAAGGCTTTCTGGAAAAGTTAGACTGTGTGAGTGTGGATCAAAGCTTAGCATGTATAGTCCAGATCCAATTTGTACACTATGCTACGAGGCAAAAAAGAAAGAAAAAGCGGTAACGGCAATGGGAGTTGTTAAAAATGCAGCAATTAAAGCTTCAAAAACAAAAAGCAGATAGGGTTCTGGGTATTGATGCCTCAACAGCATCAGTAGCCTTCTGCTTATTTGAGGACGGTGCTCCTATTAAGATGGGAAAGCTTCCTATTGTTGGAGCCACTATCTATGATAAAATTAAAGATGCCAATACAAAGGCTAAAGTAATTGCAAATGTCTGCAAGGCTGACTATGTAGCAGTTGAATCTGCTATTATGGTTCGCTCTGCAGATGCAGGTATTAAAATTGCTATGATCGTTGGTGCTATACTGTCTGTTATTCTTAAACCAGAAACACAGGTAGTTACAGTAGCACCAGTTTCCTGGCAGTCTTTTATTGGAAACAAAAACTTTACTAAGGCAGAAAAGTTGCAGGTGGAAAAAGATTTTCCTGGAAAGTCTGCTTCTTGGTATAAAAACAAGATTAGAGAAATTAGAAAGCAAAGAACCATGGATTTCTTTAATGATAAATTTAATACATCAATCTCAGACAATGATGTTGGTGATGCATGTGGAATATCCTACTATGCATATAAGAAGCTTACGGAGAGAATATGAGCAAATTATACCAGTCCCAGTCCTGGCTTACCAAAAGGTATATAATTGATCGTAAAACAATTGAAGAGATTTCAAAAGAATGTGATACTAGCCATCAAACTATTTATAGATACCTAGTAAAGTTTGATCTTATTAGGAATCAAAGGAAGTGGACAAAGTGATTGAAAGAAACATTTGGCAAACCTATGAGTGTTCCCAAGAAGATTTACCAGACTATGCTAAAGAAGGAATTGATTCTTGGGTACGTTATAATCGTAAATGGGAGCATAATTATATGAGTGCTCAGGATAGAGAAAACTTTTTTAAAACCGAACACAGTCCAGAGGTTTATGACACATACATGAAGATGCCAATGGGAGTAATGAAAGCTGGTCTTTGGAGGTTTGCAATACTTTATTCTTATGGAGGAGTTTATGCAGACCTGGACACTACCTGCAAGTATAAAATTTCTAAGTGGCTACCGAACTGGTATGATATGGTTGTTGATATTGAAGGAGACACTCCTTGGTATGCTACACAAGTAATTGCAGCAAAGGCTGGTCATCCGTTTTTAAAAAACGCAATAGATATGTGTGTTGAAAGAGTAAAGCTTGGCGATTGGACTATTCCCAATATGGTTCATTATTATACAGACGTTGGAATGTTTACGGACAGTCTAATGGAATCAATGGGGCTTCCACCGCATGAAGGAGATCTTAGAATAAAGGCTGGGGAGTACAACGAATGTCCAGCAGCAAAAGAAAACATGTTCTTTTCTTTTCATGGGGACGACTCCAGAGTGCTGCTTGATAAGTATGTTCAGCACTTATATTGGGGAGACGTTGGTCGTAAAGAAGGATATATAGCTTGGAAAGCAGACCCAATTGTAAATCAATCTTACAAAGATGGGTTTGATCCAGGAGATTGGAAAGCCTAATGCCTACAATTGGAATTCTTCCTGCATCTGGAAAAGCATCACGAATTGGAGGCATACCAAAATTTGCTTTGCCAATATCAGATGATAGGTGTTTGCTTCAATGGCATGTAAATCAAATGCTAGAGGTATGTGATGAAGTTCGTGTGTCAACAAGACCTGAGTGGGTTCCAATTATTCAAAATATGGATATGAACATTAAACTTATCGTAAGAGAGCCATCAACTATGTCTGATGCGGTAAAGTTTATGGTTGGAGAATACAATGACACAGTTCTTATTGGTATGCCAGATACATATATTTTAAATTCAACAAAGAACATCTACTCTGAGTTAATAAAAAATCAAAACAATGCAGATCTGGTATTAGGAATATGGAATTGTCCAGATGAACTTAGGGGCAGAGTTGGTCAGGTATCAGTAAGAGATAATAAAGTTATGGCATCAAAAGATAAAACAGATAATTGTGACTATGAATATCTTTGGGGAACTTTACTTTTTCGTAAAAACATGATAAGATATGTAGACCCAAATAAGAACCATCCTGGGGAACAAATACAGGAATGGATTACTTCAAGATTTAATATAGAGGCTGTTAAAAATGAAGGAGAGTACATGGACATTGGTACTTTAAAAGGATTAAAAGATTTATATAGAAGAATGGAAAATTAAATGCACGAGTACAAAGATGAAAAGTTTCACATTGAAGTTGATCAGGTAAATCATCCAACTCACTATACTAGCCATCCTAGTGGTATTGAAGCAATTCAAGTTACACGTCACATGAACTTTAACCTTGGTAATGCCATGAA